GCGATCATCCAATCGGATTGCGGACGGTCTCCAGCGTCAGCCGTACTCACAGCCATTACCGCGTTAGCACCGTACCCGTTCGTGTAATCTTCCAACAAGTTGAACGTGGTCATAACGCTTTCATCGAACGTGGTGCTTGGCGTGGTGGAACCGATATGGTCGGCTACCGTCATGACCGGTTCATAATGCCCGTCATTGATGGCACGCCATGATGTACACCATTCCGGCCCATTCAAAACGTTCGCAAGCTCTTGCAGTACACTTAGCAGTGTTTTGTCGCTTTCGGCCTCATATGTGCGGTCGCGTTTGATCTTACTCGGGGACGCTTCGACAATGAGATTGAAACGGTGGTTTTTAAGCGTGGTGGTTACGAGGTCTTCCACGATCTCGCACTGGTCACGATTCGTGTACGTATGATCCTGCACGTACACGTTATCGAGATAGTGTTCGACGGTTGCCAACGTCAGTGTTAATCCGTCTCCGCGCATTGCACGCTCGCGTTTGACCACGATACCGCCCCACAACACAGTGGATTCGCGCACCAGAAGTATGGCGGCCTGATATGGGGTGGTGGCTTCATCCCAGTTTCGTGGAGCATTGCACCACGGGAGCGTGGCCGTTTCGCTGGTCGTTTCCTCGAAACGGTACGTCAGGTGGGTTAATTGCAGGTCGGGGAGTTCGGCTATCACCGTGCCGTCGTTCAACGTGACGGCGACGAACTGCAAGCCGAAACGCTGCCACAACACACGCGCCGTGTCCGAGTACAAGCCGTTCGACTGCGGCAATCGGTTAGAAATAAAAGACATCCGGCACCTCCTTAAATGTAAGCGGGGTTAAACGTGACAGTCATCCGAGCGTTATCCGATAGTTCCTCGGCACTGAACATCCAAATATTCTCCCCGACCTCCACGTAACTCCATTCTCGTCTGGTCACACTGCCGCGTGCCGGATCGGTGCCATCTATAAGAATCTCATGCGTGGCACCGTTGATAAGAATGTAATGACCATCACCCAAACTGAGATCGAACGCCATGATATGTCCACTCGGACTATGCTCAACCTGCGGATTGACCACAGGCCCATCGATACGAATCGTCACCGGACTCGGAGCACTACCCGTGTTAGTCAGCCGCACGCTACCCGACACGGTTGTTTCAGACCACACCCACATTGAACCCCTGCCAGTATTGATATCCTCGAAATGATAGGGGAACGTCATACCGCCCTGAGTGTGCGGCAGACCAGTATTGCCGCTCACCGACTGCGTATCGTAAAGATACGAGTCCAAAGAGGTCAACCCGATACTAAATTTGAGAATGTTCACACCAGCCCACTCCACCAGCGGAGCGGAAGACGATTGCATGACCTGCACCTGACGGCTGATGTTCCCCAACTCCACGACAAGCGATTGACTGGTGATATTGAACGAACGTTTGAACGCATCCCAAGCGTTGATGCAGCTTTCCGTGCATTTGCCGATAATATGACCCTCGACACTGATCGAGCGACCCTGAGCCACTGGAATATTGCTAAACCAGCCATCCGACCACGCTTTGTCCTTGGTCTGCAAGGTCGAACCAACACCGTCGAACAATCCCGAAACGTTCTGAAACGTTACGTGCCACTCACACCCGTATGAGTCGATTCCGTACAAGGGGAACCCGTTTAGGGTCAAACGGACATCGCGCGGGTCAAGGGTAAAGATAGCCATACCCTTAGTCTACCCGCGCGGCTTGTCACACGTAATGGAAATTAATCACCCTCACAGTCTCTTGAGCGGCCGCGTTCGGGTCAAGCGCGTTCACCGTGATAGGCGCGCTCACACGCGGGCCACTGTTCGCGTTCAAATTCACCGGGTTGGACATGACAGGCATAGGGGTCACGATGGACGACGGCAGAAGAGAGTCCACCATGTCTTCCACCGGACGAGTGGCCGCACGCTCGTTCTCCGATACGCCACGGCCAAGACCAGCAGGAATCATCCGACCTATTTCACGATCGAATACCTTAGACGGGGACGCGATACCCAGCAGGCTCTTGGCACCGTCTATGATACCGCCAACAGCGTCTTTGACTGCTGAGATGGCTCCGCCGATGGCGTTAGTGATGCCGTTAATCAGACCTTGAATAATGTTCTGTCCGGCGCTCAGCAACCATGATCCGGCTCCGCTGAACACGCCCATGATACGGCTTGGGATACTGGTGATGAAATTCATCATCGAGCTTACGCCACTGCTGACGGCACTGGTGATGCCACTCCATGCGTTGCTTACGGCTCCCTTGATGCCGTTCCATACACTGCTGAAAATACCGCTGATACCGTTCAGCACGCTTGAGATGACGCCTGACACTGCATTGATGGCACCGGAAACGATACTTTGGATGCCGTTCCAAACACTGGAAACGATATTCTGGATACCTTCCCATACTCCAGACCAGTCGCCGTTAATCGCTGCCAATACGGTGCTGATTATCGCGTTGACAACGTTCATAACGGATGTGACAACCGTTTGGATGAATGGGAACACCGCGTTGATGACGCCTTGAATGTAAGTGCCCCAGATTTGGAACGCTGATTGGATGGCGGGTAGCACGGCCTGAATCAACGAAGCGATGTTATTAATCACAGGCGTTACAGCAGTCGCGATGACGCTCATGGTTTGTCCGATATTGCTCACCAAGGTAGACAACACTGGTGCAATGGTCTGGATTGCGGCCGTGATAATAGGCATGATGGCATTACCGAGATTCTGTAAGGCACTCATTAGCGGCTGGAGTGCCGGAAGCACCGTCTGAATCGACGAGGCGATGTTATTAATCACCGGCGTTACGGCAGTCGCGATGACACTCATAGTTTGCACGATGATGCTCGCCACGGTAGCTAACCCTGATGCGATGGGCTGGATTGCAGGCATGATGGCATTGCCGATATTCTGTAAGGCACTCATAAGCGGCTTAAGTGCCGGAAGCAACTGAGATTGCACCATTCCCACAACTGGTTGAAACGCTGTCTGGAACGTTGTGCCGATTTGTGAGAGAATCGGGCCGATAGTCTGCACTAGTCCCGTAAACACGCCGCTAAGTCCGCTGATTCTCTGCGCCAACATGCTGATACCGGATGTCAACGGGCCTTTGAACTGGTCAAGAATCGTCGTACCCACACCAACCACGGACGCTTCCAGATTACCCATCGCACCTTCAATAGTGCTGGTGCTGGTAGCGGCTTCCTTCGCGACGTCCGTCATACCCAAGTCCATTATGGCTTGGTTGAATTCCTCCGCGCTGATCTCGCCTTTCTCCATCGCGTCGCGGAAATTCCCAGTGTAAGCGCCGTTCTTCAGCATCGCCTCCTGAAGTTTGCCGGAAGCACCGGGAATGGCGTCGGCCAACTGGTTCCAGTTCTCAGTGGTGAGCTTGCCAGCGCCAGCGGTCTGCGTAAGCACCATACCCACCGAGCTGAACGTTTGCGCGTTACCGCCCGCGACAGCGTTCAAGTTACCAGCCGCCTCGGCTAGTTTGTCGAAGCCCTGTACTCCGTTCGCGGCAAGCTGAGCGGTCACGTTACGGATATCGCTGATACTATAAACGGTCTGGTCGGCGTAAGTCTGAGTGCTGGCGGTGAGCGCGTCAATCGTACCCGTATCCAGTCCTGCGAAGTTCAACGTGCTTTTGAACTTGTCCGCAGAGTCAGAGGCTTCGATAATGTCTCCGGTAAGATCACCGATGGCGTCCACAGCCATTCCGATACCCGAAGATACAAGACCGCCAACGGCACCGGCGACGGCACCGAACTTCCCTAACCCGCTGGAAGACTTGCTTGAAGATTTATCAACGTTCCCAAACGCTTCATCAGCCTGTCGCGCCGACTCTTCGATCTGACGGCTACCCGATTGAATATCCTTTACGCCAGCGTTCCAATCGCCGGTATTGATCTCGGCGTCTAGGGTCAGTGTCGAGTCTGCCATCACACGTCCTTCCCGAGTTTTTTGATAATCGCGTTAATCCTGCGGTCTCCATGCTTGCTGAACGCGGCTGCAATGCAATCGAACGTCATGAGATATTGTTCCGCCAGTCGCCGACGTCGGATACGGCGTCCCTCTCTGAGCAGGTTCATCATCAGGGAAGGAGACACGTTGTTTTCCAACACGTCGCGGATAGCCTGCCACCCATACAAGTCACCAAGCTCGGCGAGGATATGAACACTCGGAAGCGGCTTGCGAGCCGCCTCCTTCTGTTTGTAATTCTTCATCGCCTCCCGCTCGGCGGGAGTAAGCAGGCTATCCCACGACTTCATTATTCGCCTTTGATGTCAACCGTGATGTTCTTCGCCATAAGCCCGCATAACGCGGTCATGGCACGCTGATAGGCAAGGTCGCTACGCTTACGGGTCTGTGAAGCCCACTCGGAGAATTTATCAGCTGGACTCATAAGGCTTTCGACCAGCGGGAAGATAATCTTTTCAGCGGTTTCCAAAGTCTCACGGTTAGCCACGCCAGCGCTCAGCTTATCGATTGTCTCCGCATTATCCAAGATCGTGAGCATGTCCTTCGAGCCGAGCGGGCGCATGGTGTACACGGTGCCGTCGATTTTCACGGTGAGGGTGCGGAACGCTTCTCGGGTGTCGATGCTCAAAACAGGGGTAGTCATTGTTGCTCCATTCGTGTGATATTATGGGATTGTTCCCCTTCGGAAACTTCTTTATCACGCGCCCACCACCCGACCGCGCCAGCTACGGTGGCGGGCGTTACTTATGCTCACGCACCGGCGACATTAAAGTTAACCACGGTCTGAACAGTGCCAGCCTTGAACGTGACGGTACCCGTACCGGCCTGCTTCAACTGAATGTCCCAAGTTCCGTCCCCGTTGTCCGTAGCGACAGCCTTAGTAGTTTCAGCTACGGTGGCGGTGATGGTACCAGTCGCACCATTCGGAGACGCCATCACATTCACAGTCACATGATCGCCGACCTTGCCCGAGATGTTCGCCGGGGACGCGGTAAGCGCGGTGACCTGAACGCTCTCCGTCTTGATGGTACCGGAATCCTCGTCGTAGTACGACGGGTTATTCAGATCAAGTTCGCCCATGACGACGGCACCGTTCGTGCCGGAGGCCATCGAACCGGACAGCTTAACCACGAACGGGTCGGACAGGCTCACGGTGAACTCGCCGCCCGCGCTGATTAGCGCCTGCGGGATACGGAAGTCCTGCGCCGATGAATGGCCATCGCACACGTTATGGATGATGATGTCACGCGGAGTGTTGGAAACGCATTCGTTGCCGCCGAAACGCACCTGACCCGTCTCGGACATCAAACCAGAGATAACACGCTTGAACTTCGCGTTGTGATACAGCTCGGGGAACAGCATGCCGAGGTAGCGGACGCTCGGACAAATAATGTTCAGCTCGAAACTCATTTCCTCATATGAGCCATTCGGTACGTTGATGGTGCCGGACTGCGAAGCAACCTCGGTAGTGCCGGGAGTCAGAGTGATGCTGCCAGCTTCGTCCTGCACGTAGTCGGGGCTGATTACGAGGTCGTCGATGTAGACGGTCTTTTTGCCGATAAGGGGGTAGGAGGCCATTGTAATGTCCTTTCGTCGGGCGGGACTGCACACGCGCGACTATTGGACGGTTCCTATTCTACCGTTTCGGGGGAGAGTTTGTAATCCACGTTGAACCGGATGCTTTTCACCCAGCGTCCTTCCCCGTCGATGGCGTCCATGTCGATTGCGGTCGCCGGATGCACGCGGATTGATACAAAGTCAATATCAGCGATGGGGTTGCATGTCAGTCGGCAATACTCATGCAGACGATTGTTGACGAAGTGCAGGAGCCGGAGCATCAGACGGCCTTGTTCGATCACGTCGAAATAGCGGCTACTGATAGTGAGCTGATCGGTGTACAGATCGCCGTTGATGTCAACCGTGTTCGCGTTGACCCAGATGCCCTCGGCGTTCGTGACGCTACCCGTGTCCAGTACTGGGCTGGTGCCGAAGAACAGTGTCTTTCCGTAAGTGCCGAAACCCTCGTTTTGGAGGGTCATGCACATGGCCAGATCAATCATGATGGCGCTCCTATCCTAGGTTGAAATATGATTTAGCACGGCTAGCGGCAGTGTTCCTAGCCCGCTGGAGGTAGCGTACCGTGTTCGGGTGCAACCGGTTCGTGTGTTCGCGGATACGAGCGTAAGGCACGCGACTGTTGCCGAACGTGATACGCCACTTCATTGTGGAAAGTTGTTGGAAGCGTCCGCTGTTACGCAAAGCGCCGGTCAAGACGGGAGCGTTCTGACGTGCCATCTTGAGAATGTCCGTCATCATTTTCACGCCGCCCTTGTTCAGCTGTTGGGTGGAGAGTTTGCGCGCCCAATCAGCGGACAACTGTAACCGGTAGCTCATAGACTATCCCTTCCATACGGGTTCCCGTACACGGTGATGAACCGAGTCTCCCCCATGTCCATATCATCGCCGCGACTGGCTTGCGTGACTTGGTACACTCTGCCATCGGACAATTCAACCATGAGATCGGGCCATAGTTCCATGTTTTCCCGCAAGTTCTCGGGAACCGTGTCCGTTTGAATATGGAAGCGTCGACTGCTGATACGCGAACCGTATTCGGTCGGCTGGTCAGACTGTGTTGAATGCTTCACAATCACCTGCAAGTCGGCCAGTTTTTCGTTAGGCAGACCGGGAGCCGTGTACCGCCAAAGCGTAGCCGTCTGGACTTGGTTAGGGAACAGTCGGAACGGGTCACAGAGCGTTGCCATAAGCGTAGTCACCCCCCATGTAATCCTGAGCGTTGAGCCACCACGGTAATTGATGATGCTTGCGAGGCATGGAGAGAATGCCACCAGTCTGGACTCCGTTCCGGCATAGGCTCCACTGGCTAATAAGCGACTGGTACGGGGTCAACGCGCGTTCCATAGCCGTCTCGTTAATTGTTGCGTAGCTCACGCTCACATCCTCGATGCTCTTCGACGTGATGCGGTCTGTCTGTTCAAGAACGTTTTGGTCTGCCTCTATAACAGCCGCCAAGACCGAAGATAATGGGGCGGGGAGCTTGGCGAACCCGTGCGTTCCGGTCACGGTTATTGCCGTGCCGACATTAAGACATTGCGCGATAGTCAGACAGTTGGCGTATTTGGTTTCGGGCGTCCACCCGTCGCCCATATCGTAGTTCACGCGAAAATCGAGCTTCACACCGTCGGTGGTCTGCACGTTGGTCACATCCGAATACCATGCCGGTAACGCTATGTGACGGCCATCTCCTACGACAATTCCCACGTAATCATCCGTAATCGGGAATAGGTCTTTTTGGCATATGATGTTGGCGAGGTCTGCGAGCGCGGCGTCCTTCCATCGCGCGTAGACCGTCTCTCCCACTTGATCGATTACGCTTGCGTCGATGTCCATGATCGCTCCTTCCGAAAATGAGTTAGGCCCTACCTCCCATTGTAGGAGATAGGGCCTTTGCGGTGCAGTCCCGCTACTGTTTAGGGTAGCGTGTCAGGCGGACGCCATCTGCCCGGCTGCGACCAAGGCGTTACGGAGCGCGATAAACTCGGCTTTAGTCGGAGTTTCGCCAGCCGGGTCGTTAACGTGCGCGGCCTGCTTGACCAGACCGGCCTTTTCCTTGGTCGCGTTGGTCGGCAGAACGCCGCTCGCGATCTTGGTTGCGGTTACGGTATTGTTGGCAAGGTCAGAGCCGGTAATACTGCCATCCTGAATCTTAGCGGAAGTGACAGCATTGTTAGCCAGTTTCGCGGTCGTCACGCTGCCATCGGCAAGGGGGGTCGGAGGGTCAACGGGATTACCCGAAGCGTCGAACACCGCTAGTTCGGCGATGTCCTGAACCGGGTTACGAGAGTCCGCCTTAACGAATCGAACCTGTTTCATCGTCATGGCAGATCACCTCATTCACCCTTCGGCTTGATGACCACGGCGGACTTCTCCGCGTCCAGACCGCCACCAGCGTAAATCTCCTGAAGATACTCGTTGGTGTTAGTGGACAGCGCAAAGTTAGTGAAAGCCTCGATGGAGGTATCGCCAACCACCGCGTAGTGAGACGCGGACATGATGACGCCCATAGTGGTGGTGTCGTCCGTGTCCGTCCACCATTCAGGGGTAATGATCTGGTTAACGCCGAGGGCGCGGGCCAGAGTATCGTCACCGCCGAGAGCAATGTACGTATTCCCGTTAGCGTTTGCGGACATCAGCAGGTCGGCCACGGTGTCAGCGTTGCACAGCAGCACCTTGTTGCCCTGCGCGCGAACCATGTGGGAGGCCCGCACGAAGTCCATCAGCGGAGTGTCATCTGTCATGGTGTAGGAGAGCGCGAAACGGTTGCCCTTCCACTCGGACGACTTGTCTGCCGCGTCGGTCACGACGGAACGGAAATGCGCCATATCCGTGTAGCCGCCGAGCGTGATCTGACGTTCGATGGTCTGGACGATGTAGTTCGGGAGTTCCTGCAACACGTAGCGGAGCAGAGCGCCCGGACGCTGGGTGCGACGGATATCGCCCTTGTTAAGGGTGATGTACTTGTAGGTGTAGTCGGCCTGAAGCTCGCGCTTCACGAACGAAAGCACCTGTTCCTTCTTCTTCGTGCCGTAGGAGGCCACAGGGTAGCCGTGAGCACGGGTCTGGTCAGTCAGACCGGCGATGTTGCCACCGATGGTGAGACGATCCATGCCGGTCTTACGCAGCAGATTCCACAGGCCGGAACCGCGCGTGTTCAGCGCGTCCGCGATTGTGGTGATTGCCGCAGTCGGGATGAACTTGTTCACATTGTCACCGTCAACGCCGAACGATGCGGTGTCCGACATGTTACGGTTCACGGTGTCAGCCCACTCACGGTGGAACGCTTCGACACCCTTGTTATCGGTGTCGATCAGGGCACGCTCGAACGCGATCATGGCGTCGTCGGAGTCAATCCACGTCTTACGGTCGTGGGAGAACTTCACGGTACCCGACTGGTGGGCGGCGTGGTTGGCTTTGTTGATGATGATGGTCTGGCGACCGTTGGAAGTCTGCACGGGTTCCTCCGGTGCCGGGGTGCCCTCGCCCTCGCCCTCGCCTTCCTTCTGGTTGGTGATGGCAGCGGTGATGTCATCGAGAGCGGACTGCATAATGTCACCGATGGAATCGGTGAGCTGTTCCGCCTCGTTCGGCGTGAGTTTGAACTGGGCGATGGTACGCGCCAGTTTCTTCAGGAGTTCCGGGTTCATGGTGTCTCCATTCGTGTTGTTGCGGCTGTTGATTGCGGTGAAAGCGGCCCTTGGGTCGGCCCCACGATAGACGACGCTGATTTCCAGTAGTTCGCCATCGTGGATGATACCGTCCTTGCCGGGACGCTGGTTGAATTCAACGGTGATGCTGAAACTATTGGTCAGGCATCCGTCGGCGGCAAGCTGGCGGATACGTTCGCCCTGATCTACCTCGCTGAGCTTCGCTTCGGCCATCAGTCCGGCGTCGGTCATCCAAAGTCGGGTGATTGCACCCGCTTGGCATTCGATACTGGGCATGTGGTCGATCAGGAGCGGAAGGGATAGTTTGTCGGACTCGGTGAGATCGGACACGAGTTTCAGAGTGCCGTCGATTAACGGCGCTTTCAGTGTCTTCAAGTCTACGGTGAGTCCGTCGCACATCACTTTGCCGCTGTTGGCGAGGAAGGTGAGGGTACGGCCATTGGTTTCTGGGGCACCGCTGTTGGCGAAGCTCTTGCGAGTCTTCATCTTTGCCCTTTCAGATAGGGGGTTAGTGGTGCGGTCGAACGTCCTTAATGGGCTTAATGTTCTGACCCCATAGTAGCACGATGCGATACACGTCCAAACCTTTGCAGTTCGGGCACTTGAGCGTCACCATCGTGTCACGGGCGCAGGAACCTAGATACCGTCCGCACCGTTTGCAATGGATGTCGTAAGTCATGATTCCACTACCTCGTAATCCTCGTAGCACCGGCAGTTGGGGTGTCCGTTCGGGGTTTGCATACTCTCGAAATTGTTCACGTAGGTGCGGTCGCCGATCTCGACGCTGGCGTTCTCAGCCAGATACGTGTCATCGAGCGCGATTCGGTCGCCTTCCATATGACGGCAGAACTCGCACACTTTGCCGTCACCGGAGGTACGCCATACCTTGTCCAGTCGGACGCCAAGAGTCTCACTGAGATTGCGGGCGCTGTACAAGCTGCCGAGCCGCTGGGATTGCACAGTCTCGCAGCGGGCGATCAGCTCGGCGTGATCGTTGCCCATGCGTTCGAGCTCGTCACGCAGGCGTTCGGCGTCCCACTGTTCCACGTCGGCCCTATTCACCAGTTCGAGGACGTTGTTCGTGATGGTCTTGCTGGTGGACTTGGCGATGCTACGCAAGTGTTCCACGTAGGCTTCACGCACCGTATCGGGGAGTTCAGTCCAGAAGTAGAGTTGCCGCCAATCATCGGCAGTGTAGTTCTCGACTTCCACGGCAATGGAGCTTTCGGGGTGGATTTCCGTCCACGCGGTAATGACCTGCTCCAACTCGTAGCCGGTACGGCGGGCGTAGGCGGCGAGGTTGGTCATCAGGTCATCTTCCACGTCGTTAATCCACTGGTCGCCGATGGCTTCCAGATCGTCGCGTAATCCGTTCTGGGAGCGGCGGGCCATTCGGATGACTCTGTCCACGTAGCGTTGTGTCGCCGGGAGGATACGGTTTTCGGTTGCCGTTTCCTGCGGTTTGATATTACGGCTATACCGTTTTGCGGCTACTGGGATAGTCAGCGTCGGAGCCTGCTGATGCAAGTCAAGACGCTTGTACGAGTCGGGGAGTCCGAGCGCATCCACGGCAGACTCCAGACTGGCACCCATGTTCAGGAGCTGGGTGAGCGAGTCAATACGTACCTTCTGGATGTCGGCCTGAACCTTCTCTACGTCGGTTTGGGAAGGCAGATCGAGGTCGAAAGTGATGCCATACCCAAGTCCACCGGTGATACGGTCTAGCTCGAACTGCCATTTATCCCACACCGTCATACACAACGGCTTCAACGTATTCTCGATAAACGCACGCTCGGCTTGTTCGGCGTTGGCGTAGGTCTGCCCGTTGTCGATGCCGCGAATAATGTCCGGGACAGCGAGCGCGTTCGACAACCGGTTGTTCACCACGTCGTTCACGGTCTGCAAGTCTAGACTATCGTTGTCGTTCTGGAATGGCACCCATACGAGTTTGCTGGTGGTGCTGGGCTTATGGGTCATAGGGTCAACCGGGATCATGTTGTATACGATTCCGTTGTTGTTGCCTGCGCCTCGGAATGTGCTTTCGAGGCGTTCTCGGTTGCGTTGGAAGTCTTCAGTGTTTTCCGATACGATGCCGAGCATTCCAGCTGGGACGGCGTTGTTGCCGAAGAAGCCACGCTCATAGTCGGCGATCATATCGTCTACGTTGGCCCACTTCTTCACGGTCATGGCGGGGGCGATGCCGCGCGTCGGATCGTTGGGGTGCTGGCTGTAGCTGAGAGCGATGGTTTCGTCCCGGGAAAATTCGTAGACTCGTTCGCCGTCGCCCAAGTCCATCGTGACGCGGTGATACCAGTCCGAGCGAGAAGAATTGTACTGGCGGCTGTTCGACGGTAGCAGCGTATATCCGATGATGTTGTCGGCTGTAATGTCTCCGCCCGGCCCGTTAGTTGTCCAGATAAGTACGTCCAAGTGAGATTGGGTGAGGATAGTGGCGCAAACGATCTTGAGGAATTCCAAGCATGAATACGTGTCGTTGGGCGCGTAGAGCGCGGTCAACGGTGCGGGGGCCGGGTCGATGCGCCGGTTGTCCGCGTCCACGGCGTAGGGGATTATCGTGCTGAACCGTTGGGCGATGGCGTTCACGTAGGGAAACACGTTGTCGTAAGTATCATGCATGGGGATGGTGTTGCCGCCCACCGGCTGCCAGATGTTCCCGCCTATCGGTGTGGGGAACATACTGGGTGCATGAGTGCGGTCGAAAGCGCTCATAAAACCGTCACGGAGATTGTTCAGCAGGCTCACAGTTTCCTCGATTCGTTATAAAACCCTGTTTCTAGTTTATCGGGTGCAACGCCTAAAGAGCTAGCAGACCGCAACGTCCCACGACGGCAGTTTCGGTGGCTCATAGCAAGCCAGCAATACAGCGTCCGCGAGATCGGGGCTGCCCAAGTTCTCCCGGTCTTTGTAATCCTGTTTGCCTTCGATCTGGCGTTGGTTCCTGCTGGTGATTTTCCACCGTCGCGTGGTCAGCTCGGTGGAGAGCTTGGCAAAGTCATCCAATCTAGGATTAATGCTGAGCGTGGGTAGCATCGTGGCGAAATCGAACCATAGTTCACTGGCAATATTCGGATACTGCGGGTCTTTCGCTTTACCGGCGTAGTTAATGGCGTCCACTGGCAGACCGCTTGTCTTAAGTAGGTCTGTCAATCCTCCGCCTACGCCGGTATCGTCCACGCGAATTGCTACGGGCTTGTACTGGGCGGCTCGGAGTTTGATGCGTTCCGCAGTGTCCACGATACTGCTGTGCGTCCAAGATTCCAAAATGCTAATTCGGTTGCCTTGTTTGATGCAGAGCGCCGTACGGTCGTTGCCGTATCGGGCCACGTCCACGCCGAACGTCACAAGCCCGTCCAATGGTTCACGTTGGACAGCTTCGCTTATCATGTTGTCGCTGATTAACTGGTTATCAGTATCGGAGTACGGCAAGCCTAGCCAGATGTGTGCGTAGTCCGCCGACTGTTGATCGGCTCGTATCATGTCCAGCACGTCTTGGCTCAACAATCGGCGCACGTCGTTGTAAGTGGTGTGCCAATGGCAAGTCTGGCGGCGTCGCTCTTCAGAGTCGCCTGTAATGAAGTATGACCATACTGGGTCGTGGCTGGTCAGCGGGTTCCACGTGAAGATCAGAGTGGAGTTGGGGCGGCGTATCGTCGGGATAAGCGTGGTCAGGCTTTCCTTGCTTATGGTCTGCGCTTCCTCGACCCAACACACGTCCACGCCTTCGATGCTCTTAATCGATTCCAGATTATTATGCAGTCCTCGGAAGATGAACATGCTGCCGTTGATGTGGCGGATGGCGTCGCGTGTGACCTCGAAGCCCTTAACACCGAACGATTCGATAGTGTCGGCCAGCAGCTTATGCACGGAGTCGGTGATGCTGTTTTGGAATTCTCGGGCGCACAATACCGTGATCGGCTGGGAGGCGGCACGAAGTATGAGACTTTGCGCCACGCTCGTACTCTTTCCCGAAGCTCGGCCACCAGAATAGCAGTAATACCGGTATGGTGGCGTCTCCGAGTGAAGCCACCACCATAGATCACGATACGGTTTAGCTATCTTCATCGGTGCTTCCTGATAACGAAACTGGCGGTCTTCACACGGCGCGACGCCTTACTGAAGTCAAACCCGTGTTTACATGATTCTACCGAATACTTCCGTTTAAAAAGATTGATATTATTTCGGGTTAGCTTCCAATCGTCGTAATGCAGCAGCGCGTGCTTCATCGCGGGGTTCGAGGTTTGCAGGAAGCAATCATACTGTAGGCTCACATGCTTGGCGACCGTTGTGACCAGCATTCTTCCGAGTCCGATTCCCTGCCAGTCCGGGTGAATAACGATTCGGTGGATACGGGCCATCGCGGGGCCGTTAGATCGGGGCATGGTGATTACCGCGCAAAAGCCAACAGGTTTACCACAGTATTTGACCTCCCAGCATCGGGCGTTGTTATTAATATTGCCGGTCAGATAATGATATCGCTTAAACTTTGCCCACTCGCCTCGGTCGCATCGTTCGACGGTGAACCGCCGTTGAGCGGGCTTGAATGTTTTGGGTCAATCATCCCCATATCATCCGTGGAATACACCCAATCAGGTTGCAGCCAGTCGAGAATATCGGAATGGCAGGTTACCGCGATGAAACGGAGTCCGGATGTGCGTTTGACGTGTTTGTGCAATGCCACGCAGAGATTGTAGGCCACGTCCCGGTCAACCACGCTGGTGAACTCGTCATAGGCCACGGGATTATCCGTGGTAGCGGAAAGCAGGGTGTATGCCAGATCAGCACGCATCTTCTCCCCGTTGCTCAGTACGGTATAGGGTTTCAGCCATGACGGGACACTGGAGAAACCAAGCGAGGTGAACATACGTGTTATCTCGCTGACAGAGTGGCCTTGAGGCATGTCCATTATCACGCTTGGATTACGCTGCTCCGGCAGCGGGGTGAAGCAGTCGCCGAACAGTTCTCTGGCGATAGTGGTTTTACCGGTTCCGCTGGCTCCTACGATGACGCCTATCTGCCAGTCATTAGGAAGGATTATCTCACCGGTGAAATGCTCTGTGACCTCGGGAACCGTGTAATCGTAGTCGGAGCGGATGGCGTTAACACGGAAGTTGTCTACCGGCGGCGTGCTGCTCCGAGTGATATCGATTTTCAGATGGTTATGATCTTGCACGAGTATCCTTCCTGTACGAGCTTGTTGAATACGGTCTCTAGTTCGTTTTCGTTGTCCACGTTGACTTGAATGGCGTGCTTATCGTCGATATCGTCCAGTTCTTCGGCACTGTCTGTGTCTTGCACGTCAAGTGCTGGCAGGTCAAACCCGTAGAAGTCCATATCGAAGTCAGCCGTGAGGTCTTCCAGTTCCACACCGAGAATGTCCGCGTCCCACCCGGTGTTCATGGTGAGCTGATTGTGAATCAGGGTGTAGGCGCGGCGTTGCGAGTCGGTCAGGTCATCAAGGCAGATGACCGGGCATTCCTCGATATTGAGTTTCTGCAAGGCGAGTACTCTGCCGTGGCCTTCCACGATGACCGGCGTACCGTCCTTGTCATGCCAGACGGCTACCGGATCGTTCATACCGAACTCACGGATACTGGCCGCGATCTGCGCCACTTGCTCTTCTGGATGCTGTTTTGCGTTCCGAGCGTAAGGAATCAAGTCGCTGGTCTTCATAGTCTGGACTTGCAAACGTGGTTTCGTCATTATTCACCGTCTTTCTTGTTATCGGGATTATCGTCAAACGGTTCCAACACGATGCGCGGCGGCTCATAGCCGGTCACATTCACGTCGGTGGACTGGTGCGGCTTACCGTCCAAACGATCGATCAGATCGGCCGCGACCTTCGGGTTTTTCTCCGCGTCAGCAATATGCTTGATCGCGATACGCTGCACCATGGTCAGACTGGGGTCTTTCGCTTTCGCAGCAAATTCCTTTGCAGAGAGTTTCCCGTATTCGCGTATCCACCGGGTGGGACTGGTATCTTTTGTCCATGAGCCTCGGTCTTGTGGGCGTTCTTGGAAGCCGCCTTTACCTGTTGGGTTGTTCACGCCTCCGGTGATTCGTCCGTGTGTGTCTCGGGTTACGTTGCTCATAAGTGGTATTTTATGCTTTCTTGGGTTTAGTTTGTTGTTGGTGTTGGTTGATGATGGTTTGTATTTCTTCTGGGGTGGTGTTGAGTAGTTGGGCGATGTATTCGGTGTTGTAGTGTTTGCGGTGCCATTGGAGGGCTAGTTCGGTTTTGTGTTGGCTGAGAGGCATGATGGTTCCTTACGCGAGGATGTAGGTTATGAGTAGTTTGAGTAGGGCTATGGTGCCGGTGGTGGTGAGTAGGACTGCTAGGGTGATGAGTAGGATGCCGAGGATGCGGCCTAGCTTGTAGCTGGTTGTGTTTTTCTCCGGCTTGTCGGTGTTGCGGAAGTATTCGAATTCGCTTGGTTTTTTCATTGGTTTGGCTTCCATGTGATTGTGAGGGATACGCCGGTGGTGGTGTTGTCGGCGTATCGTTTGTGGCTGGTTACGTCGGTTATCTGACAGTCGTCATGCCAGATGTGTGTTTCGGTGATGGCGTCGTATAGGGCGCGTTGGAGTTTGTCTATGTCTGGTTTGACTGTGGGGTGTTTGCGTTTGTGGGGTGGGATGGTTTTGGGGCGGGGAAGATAGAACGTGGTTTCTACGGTCACGTATGAGTTGGGTGGGATGGTTGGGTGTTTGTGGCTGAGGATGGTGTCGCGCACGTGGTCACGCCACGGGCGTTCCTTCTTGTCCATTGGTATGAGGCGGGTTACGGGTTTGCCTGTGGTGCGGCTCCTGCCGGTGATTGGACGGTAGGAGCCTTTACTGGCGGGGATGCCGGGGATGAACAGGCTGAACGATAATGGTTCGCCGATCATTGGTTGACCTCTGCCAGATCGGACGTTGGTTGGGTTTCCGCTTTGAGTTTGAGCGTGCGCAGGATGTCGGCGCGGTTGCTTTGGTGCTTGTAGGCTAGTTGGTCTTGGCCGACGTATTTGAAGCGTTGCCCGCAATTGTGGCAGAACAGCGGGTCGGGGTTGTTCTTGTAGATTTCGAGAATTCGCTGATAATATTCGGCGTCGTTTTCGGGTTGTCCGTTGATGCAGCGTTGTGTGGTGTCCGGCCAGATCAACGCTCCGCAGCGTGGGCAGTACGAGACGGGCGGGATGCCGTCCACGGGTTGGGGGCTTGCGGTGATGAACTTCATGGGTGTCCAGAAGTCGCCGGTTTTGCTGAGCATGTCCCGGTAGGTTTTGACGAAGCCTATGAGGTCGAACGATTCGGCTGTAAGGCAGTGTTCGAGGATGTCGAACTCGTCCATACTGTCGACGAACGCATAACGTTCCAGCAGGTATAGGAGGGCTACCGGGATACTGTTGAGTTCGTTCGCGTCCTCGTAGTCATAGAGGGTTATGGTGGTGTCTTCGCGGTCGTCTATGGGGCAGTTCTGCCAAACTTTGACGTATGCGCGTTTCGTGAATTTCATGATTGCTCCTTTCCTGAAAATACGCCGGTTTGGTAGGCGTCACAGATCATCCGGACGAGTTCGTCTGCCTCTAGTTGGATAAATGGGTACGCGCTCGTATCGATTTCACGGCCAGCAGCCTGTTTGGTATTCTCGGTTTGTTCCGATTCGGTGGTCTTCGATGAGGCCAATAATTCTAGGACTTTATCGGAGACTTTGGCAGTTGATTCGATGATGTAATTCTCGTCTCGCTTGCTAATGTCCAGAGCTCTTATGGCCGAGTATATTGCGTAACGCAGTTGTTGGTCCGTTACGAGATATCGGGTCATTATGGTTCCTTTCAATCGGTGGTGACTTGGGTTAGTCCGTACATTTCTCCCTTGGTGGCAGACTGTGCACGGCCAGCCTGTATCCGCAGTACGGGCAGGTCACGTAATATGTGCCCACCGTCTCGCCGCAGTGGGTGCACTCGACATATCGGATTGCCCTGCTCATTTCGCGTCCTCGCTTTGATTCGGTACTTCCGTGGGCATGTTGCCGGTGTAGCCGAGCATGGAACGGCAGTGGTCGGCTGTCTTTTCGTATGCGTTGACTTGTCCCCTCACGACACCATATGCGTCCATGTCATGCTGCCTCAGAAGAGCGCTCGCCAGTCTCAGGCCTTCCACTTCTAGCTGTTCGCACCAGTCGATGATCTCGTTGAGCGTCTGATCTTTCTGGGTCACGTTCCTTGCCATTAGTACACGCCCCATTCGTTGTCGGTCTGGTTGGTTGAGTTGGTCGGGCCGAACGTGTCGGTTCCCGGCCACTGGTTGCCGGTCTGCTGGTCTTGCTGAGGCTGCTGGTTCTTCGCCTTGAGCATGGCGAGGCTGATGGTCGCGTGTTCGATGATGAAGTCGGTGCGCGGCTGCCCTTGGTTGTCGGTGCCGGTCTTCCATTTGAGGACGCCTTCGACGCGGACAGGGGTGCCCTTGCGTAGCATGCGTTCGTAGGTTTCGGCAAGTCTCAGGTCATACTCGAAGATGGTCGCCCACATGGTGTCGTGGTCTACCCATTGTTTTGTGGTTTTGTCCATGTGTCCGCCTGTGGCGGCGACTCGGATAAGCATGTAGGGGGTGCCGTTGCTGGTCTGTTTGCGTTCGGGGTCTGCCGCCAAGCGTGCGAGCGGCAGGGTGATTCTTGGGTCATTCATCGTTGATCGTTGCTCCTACGGGTAGTGGTGTGATGTCGGGATTGAAATAGTAGCGGTTACCTACCTTGATGTAAGGCAGTCGTTTCTCACGGCAGTATCTGCGGACGGTCTGGATGTTGAGGTGCCATCGTTCCGCGTACTGTTCCGTCGTTGCGGTGTAGTCTTTAGCGTACATGATTTAAATATACATCAGACTACTCTTGATTGCAAGTAGCATGTGCTAGCTATATAATATATATATGCGCACGGGAACCGGGCGCACCAACATCAAATAAACAGGAACAGGAATAAAGTAAGCGCCTCCCCGGAAGAACGGAAAAGAGGCGCTAACAGAAAGGCGGAAACGTGTCCGATACGAGTATAGCACAGAACTCGGGTTTTTCGATGCTGCCGAATTGGGCGGTGGATGATGACCGGTTGGGCGGCTACGACCTGCTGGTGTATATGGCGCTGATACGTCACGCCGACAACACCGGCGTCTGCTGGCCCAGCTTGGAGCGGCTGGCGAAGATCGCGCGTTGCTCACAGCCCACGGTATCCAAGAGCCTCAACGTGCTGGAACAATTGGGGTACATTCGACGGGTCAAGTCCGATGGCAGGGCCAACCGGTATCACGTCTCGCTGTGGAAGCCCACCCCAAAACAGGGTTATGACCATGTACCGACCCCAAAACCTGCTTTTGACCCCCCAAAACCTGCTTTTGACCCACCCCAAAACGAGGTTTTGACGAACAAAACCCAAAAGAACAAAACCCAAGAACAATACCCTCGCGGCGAAGAAAAAATAACAGTCGACTGCCATTCGTGGGACAGTCTCAAGGCGCTTATGGGATTGTGGCCTAAGAAATGCAGAGTTTCTAACGACTTCCTGCGCTACTTTAATCAAGCGTTCGATGCAGTCGGTGCCGATGCGCTTATGAGGGCGGCGAAGCGTTTCGTGGAGTCGTGCGAGGGTACGCCATTGCAGTACGTGCGGACTCTGCCCGTGTGGCTGGCCAACCCGATTAATTGGAGGGTGCAGAAGCGGGAACAGCGGAGCGAAGCGCAGTTGTCGGATTGGATGGCCCATAGGCTTCCCGATTCCATGTCCGCCGACGTGGCGACCGTTCTGAGAGCGAGGCGTGCGTATTGGGGTGCCATCGGCGGTGTTGAGGCTCTGGAACGTGAATTCTTTCCCGAGGACGGCGGCGATGTTGTGTCGAACTTGTCTCAACAGACCAATAGTGATATATTTGGCATATCAAGCGATAAGGCTTGAGATATACCCAAGGAGGTAACAATGGAAACAGTTAGAAATCTCACCGTCGAACAGGCCCGCGACATGATTAACAGCATCGACACCAGTCTGATCCCCGAATGCCGCGACTTCGACACTTACACCGAGACGGACGATATCTGGCGTATCGGAGATTACGGATACGTTGACGCCGACATGTACGAGCAAGCATTCCGGGACTATGAGGAACGTAACGGGAAGACCGAGTGGGCGCGCACCATGTACGTGCTTGAAGGCAATCAGTCGACCCGCCTCGGATTCTTCGTTGAGGCGTACAATCTCGGCGGGATGCCAATGCTGGACGGGCTTTTGGGTGCCCAGTTCGACAACGGGGACGCGGATTCGGTGTATCTGACGAACGGCGAGGCGTGGC